CGGATCGCCAAGGCCCGATCGGTCGCGTCCTTCGACCCCAGGCCCGGCGGATAGTGAAGGCTGACCTGGAAGAAGCCTTGGTCATGGAAGCCGCGACCGTACTCGTCGTTGATCGGGGCGCCCGGCACGAGGACGGCCCGCTGATAGGGCGTGCCCACGACCGGGGTGTAGGCGACGTCCTCCCAAGCCGTCTGGTTGGCCCAGCCCAGCGTGGCGAGCGCGGTTTCCAGCGCGGCGCGGAGGTCGCTCATCGGCCGTACCCTCCCCGGTGCATCTCGCGTGGGCCCGACGATCCGCCGACGCGCTCGACGGCGAGGCGAAACATCGGATCGAATTCCAGCCCGGTGAGGCGAACCATCCCCTCGGGCGCCTGTTTCGACCAATGGTCCAGCTCCAGGCGCAAGGCCTGCGGGCTTGAGTTCGAAAGCACGAAGCGCTGTCCGAACGGATTGGATGGAAACCGGTCCATGCCGTTGACGGTGCGGATATTGGTGGCGCTCGTCGCGGTTGGGTCGGCCGAGCCAATGCCGAGGTTCCAGTTCGAGACGAACTTGCCGGGGATGTAGTTGGCCGGTGGCTTCTTCTTCCAGGCCTCGGGCATCCCGATCGGCGAACGGCGGATCAACCGCTCCCCGGCTTCGCTGACCAGGAAGTAGGCGACCCGGGCAGCGCGGGACCAATAGTCGTCGATCGCCCGCTCGACCGTGTCGGCATAACCCAGCATCAGCCGGTGCCACGAAGCTGAAGGGTTGCGCTGATCAGCAGCCCCGACGGGCGCTTCGGATCCACGCCGACCACCTGTTTGACCGTTCCATCGGCCAGGGTGAGCGTCGCCTGCAGCGGCAGCGCGTCGGGGAGTTGCACATCGGCGCCGGCCGTCGTCACCGGCGACATCTTGAACTCGGCGTCGCCAGCGAGGATCGTCGAACCGTTGACCCTATCGACCTTGATCGAGGTCTCTAGGCCACTGATGGTCTGAACCACGGGCGACAGCGGCACGACCGCGCCGTCAACGTAGGTCCCGCCGGGAGGCTGATAGGTAAGTGTGGCTGTTTGCCCCTTCCCGCCTTGGGCGCTGGGGGACAGCTGCCGGATGGCCAGGACCCGGCCGTTGTCGAAGATAGTCATCAGACGATGTAGAAAGTCGGCTCGGCATCGGTGCTGAGCACGAACGGCTTGAGCAGATCTTCGGCCATGGAGACGGTGACTTTCGCGCTATCGCCCGTGCTGGGCGCGGCGAAATACTCGGTCTCCTCTTCGACAACCCCTTCAACCCGCTCCTTCTTACGCTTCACCTGCTGGTCGATAGCCGGAGACCGGGTCGTCAGAGCGCCGGGATTTAGAGCCTCGAAGTAGCCGGCCGCGTAGGCGGCATCGACGACCTTCGAAGGAATGACGTCGAGAGGAATGTCCTGGCCGTAGGCTAGCGCGCCCGACCGCGGCCAAGCACGGTCCTGGGCGAACCCGCCCGTGGGAGCGCCGGGGAAAGCGTGTGCGTCGACGTACACGCTCCCGATCTGCCGCAGAGCGGCGGGCGACGACGCGCCAGCCGGCAGGCTGAAACCGTTTCCGGTCAGCCAGTCGGTGAACCCGTTATCGGTGCCGTAGCCCGCCATCTCTTTAGGCCTGCGCCTTGCTTTCGCGCGCCAGTTCGATGGCGGCGATGATGTCCGCCTTCTTCGTGGCGTCGCCGAGTTCGACCTTCTCGTCCTCGGCGATCTTCTTCAGGTCTGGCAGAGTCAGAGCATCGAGGCCCTTCTCGCCGTCGTCGGCCTGGCCCTCGATGGTGAACCAGCCCGTCGACTTGGCCGACTTCAGTTCGCCTTCGCTGACCTCCAGGTCATCACTGGTGCTGCCAGCGTTGACGTAGACCAGGCCCGTCAGGGTGTAGACGCCCTTGGGCCCGCCGGTATTGTTGGTGAACTTGGTCATGGCCTAGATCCCGTCCCGATAGGTGATGGCCTTGGGGAGACGAACCTCGGTACCGCCGACGTTCATGATGCCGCCGACCTCATAGGTCATGGACGACTTCTGGAACGCGGGCAGGAACTCGTGATCGCCAGGAAGGTGGAATTGCACGACCTCTTCCGAGGCGTCGTAGGCCACCAAGCGGTCGCTGCTCGAAGCGCCCGCGCCGGCCAGTTCACGGATCGGCTTGAACGTGATGTTGTCGCCGCCGTCGCGGTTGCCGCGGATGTAAGCCAGGATCGTCGAGCCGGTGTCCGACATGCGGGTCTGCTCGATATAGCGCAGCTTAGCGGTCGGCAGAGCGACCGTGGTCGCGGTGTGGGTCTCGCCCGTCTGGGATTCAACCGCGTTGACCGACGCCCAGATGTCGCGGCTGATCTGGTCAGGGGTCTTGTTGGCCCAAGCCGTGGTCGAGCCAGCGCCGTCGGCCGCCACGTTCGCGGCCGGGACGTTGGCGTCGTTGGTGAAGCCGGTCCAGCCCTTCTCCGAGGCTGACGTGCCAGGCGCGCGGCCCGTCATGGCGACCGAGCGCTTGAAAAACTGCGCGGCTTTGCGGGCGGCGGCAGCCTTGTCGCTCGACAGCGAGCGACCAAGCTTGGCGGCGCGCTGCAGTTCCTGCGTCGACCACTCGTAGCCGATGCCGGCCAGGTGGTAGCCGCGGGTGTTCTGGTTCATCAGGGTCGAGGCGTAGGGCATGTCGAAGCCCTTGCCGCTCAGGAACTCGGCCTTACCGACTTCGTCCATGCTGTAGAACACGGTCCCGACGTCCCACATGTCACCGTCGGTGTTGATCGGGATGAGGCCCGTCAAGTCGGCGTTCGGGTAGCGCCGCATATAGACCTGGGTCTCGATGCGGAACAGTTGCGGCGTCAGGAAAGCGCGGCCGACCTGGGCGTCGACGAAGAACTCCGTCGCCTTGTCGCCGAAAGTTGCGGCGAGTGCGGCGTCGTAGGCAGCCCAGCGCTGGAAGGCGAGTTCGCGCTGGCTGTCGCTTGCGGCGAGGAAGGACGCGGCGTCGGTGAACAGGCCACCGGTCGCGTCAGCGAAGTTGATGATCATGTTCAGTGTCGCCGCGAGGGTGTCGTCGAAGACGAAACCGTTGGTGGCGATGTGGGTGGCGTCGGCAGCGGTGGCGCCAATGCCATCGGCGGCGCCACCGCTCTTGCCCACCGTGACCGCCGCGCCGTCGGTAACGGCGCCAGTCGCGGTGACCCAGATGACGCCGCCGCTGAGGATCGCGACGTTGTCGTACTGCTGGTAACGGTCAGCAGTCTGGCCGGTGAGCAGACCCAGAGCCTCGTGGGCGACGGCCCAGCCGAGGAACGTCGCGGCAGTGCCCACCGTGGCGGTGCAGCCGTGGTCGCCGGAGCCACGATAGACGGGCGATCCGAAAGGAATGCCGCCCGAGTCCTCGCAGGTCCGCGAGATGACGTTGCTGGTCTCGCCATTGGCGACCATGCCGGGATAACCGGCGGTCATGGTGCTGGTGTAGGTATCCTGATTGACAGCCATGAGACGGTCTCCCTTAGTTCAGGCTGGAGAGACGCGCGGCGTCTCGGATCGAGGCGGCTTGGACGCCGCCCGTGGTGCGGCTGTCGGCGATGGCCGAGCGCAACGGGTCAGCCACCTTCAGGTCGGCCGTCTTCAGGTCGAAGGCGGCGTCGACGTAGGCGTCCGACTTGTCCTTGGCGGCGTCGCCGAGAACGGCGCGCTTGATGTCCATGTTGGACTTGCCAGTCGTGTCCAGTGTCGGCGCCAGGGCCTTGGCCTTCGAAACGATCGCGGACCGGTCGGCCACGACGGCGTCCAAGGCGGCGGCGTCGAGCACCTTGCCCTTCAGGTCGGTGATTTCCGCATCCCTGGTCGCTAGTTCGGCATCCTTGGCGGCGAGGTCGGCGGTGTGCTTGGCCCGGGCATCGGTCAGCGCCCTTGCGGCGGTGTCCAGCAGGCCCTTCATCTTGTTCACGGCGGCTTCGCCGGCGTCCGTGGTCTCGACCGGGAGGCCGTCCACGATGATGGTCTTGAGCGCCATGTGGCGGTCTCCATGGTTGAGGGGCTGGACTGGGTCCGCGAGCGAGGAGCCCCAAGCCCCATCGCGGTTGGCGTCTCCGAGGCGGGTGTTGCCCGCGCGCGGATTGTTGTCGGGCAGGTAGGCCACGTGGTTGAACCGCAGCTGGCCGGCCTGCTTGAACTGGTAGGGGGTCCCGTCGACGGCCGTGCCGACCGAGGGAATGACATCGACCGTGTAGCCGGCCGACAGGCTGCGGGCGCCCTTGCCCACTTCCTGGACCGCCTGGGCGTCCATGATGGCCATAGGAGCCACGACGTGTTCACCATCCCGCCGGATGACGCCGCCGACCTGGCCCTTGGCGAGGTCGCGCCAGTTGTCCGCCGTAACAGGGACATTCGGGTGGCCGCGCGTGACCGGACGGCCGGCGAGCGACATCATGCTCGCGGTGTCAAACACCACATCGGGGTCGCGGTAGACGCCGAACACCTTGGAGGCATCGTCGCCGGTCAGCCCAAGTTCAGACCCCAGG